GTTCGCAAGAATTACAATGACAATCTACTTTATTGCAACAAGACCCTACTTCACTGCAATGACAGTCATGCCCGCAGATTTTGCAATCCACTAAAATAAGCCCTTAAAAGGAACTTTTTTAATTTGTACTTTGCTTCTTTGACCTTTTGGTCCCGCACCTAGGTTATCTTTAACTACAGGTCCTTGATTAGAAACAGAATATAGATCTCCAACACTAGATTTATTAACATGAGATCCTGCATAAGGATTCATATCAGTAGAAATAGTCATTTTCGCATTAGCGTATTTTGATCCATTTATAAATTTTGGTTTTGGGTTGTTTAATGACATAATTTTCTCTCCTAGTGTATCGTTGGTTTTATCAACTCGATAAAATCACTTGTGTTATAATCTATAATATTATTTGCTTCTTCTTTTGAAAAATGTTCAAAATAAAGAATTCTTGCAACGCCCATCATAGCTCCTGCTAAAAGTATACTATCTTCAGTACTTTTGGAAGACTTTTCTGCTTTATCCAGAAGTTCTTCAAAAAATAATTGAAGTTTTTCTTCTGCTGTTCTTAGTTTAATTGTCGAAACGAACATTTTTGTTAACATCTACAGTCCTTGTTTCCTTTTTACTTTTTTCAATCTCTTTTTGTTTAGTTAGATTAACATTTGCTCGTAATTGTGCAATATCTTCTTGAGATTCGATACGATCTTGCGCTATAGCGGCTGTTTGGTCTAATCTTTCTTGATCAATACCTAATCTACCTTGATCCATAGCTGTTTTTCTCTGTAGATCTTGTGATTTAATATTAATTTCTTGCTGTTTAAGAGCTACCAACGGATCTTCACCCATTTCTTGTAATACTTCTTGTTCTTCTGTTACCATTTCTTCTGTCATTAGAGCGATTTTCTCAGCAATTTGCTGTTCCATTGCTTCTTGAAACTGTTGTTGTAGTTCTGGAGGTATTTCACCACCATATTGTTGTGAAATTTGATCTAGTTCTTGTTTATTTTCTTCTTCTACTTCTTCTCGTGCTTGTAAGCCTACATGTTCCATTATATGACCTTGCAAAATTGCCATTGTAGGAGGATTATTTTTAACTAAAGCCGAAGACATAAAAGCTCTGTGTGCATCTATGTGAGCCATTTGATTTTGATTTCTAAAAGCCGTTAAACCCTGTCCTTGTAAAGAACCTGCATTTTCAACAGCAGGATCTTGTGGTTCTGGTTGAGGAGGAATAGGTAAAATAACATCTATGTCCCTTACACCTAAAGCTTGATACATTCTTCTATACGCTTCATACATATTATGCGATTCAGGATCTGCTTGAGCTAATTGTAATTGTGTTTGAGCCAATGTTACACGTTGTGCCATTGAAAATATATTTGGATCGGATACAGGAATAATATCTATATCCTCGCTAAAGTCTTCTGCTTTTAAACTAGGTATTCCATCATTACCTACTTCATATGGATAGACAGCAGGTAAAGATTCTGCAAATATTTTAGCAAGTAATTTAAATTCTATTTTTTGTGCATAATGTAATCTTTTATGAATAGCGGACATGACTCTTGCGCCACGTTCCATTAAAGCCATTGTCGTTCCTACAGGTGCACCAGCCGCAGCTCCTTCTCCTACTTTTTGATCAGCAATAGAAGCAAATCTGGTTCCCGCTTCTACACAAAATCCTAATAATTGAAATAAAGTTTGACTTGGTTCTTTGTAAGGTAATGGCATTAAGCCTGCTCGTAAATCACCACTCGGTGCGTCTACATCTCTGAATTCACCAGGTTGGAGAGGGGTGTCGTCGTCTTTAACTCGCAACCCTCTTGCTTTAAAACCCGCAGGGAGGTTGGACAAAGTACCAGCATCGAGAAGTTGTCTAAGTGCTGACGTTGCAGTTCTTGATAACCCACCGAGCATGTGGATAAGGCCAAAGCCATAAAAACTAAAACCAGGTAAAAACTTATAGTGTACAAAATACTGTGTTTTTTTTCTTTTTGGGTCATCTTCTCTATAATTTCGATATATAGATAAAACCTTAGTTGATCCTCTATCTAATGTAACAATATAAGGAACTTGAATTCCATCTTCATCGTCTATACCAGGAATATTTAAATTAACGTGTATTTCTAATAACTCATAATCATCATTGTTGTAACTTGTTTTCTGAATTCCTGCAATTCTGTCTTCTCTCTCTTGTAAGCCTGTTTCATTGTTGTAAGCTTGAAGAGGAACGTCTCTATAAAAACCACCAACTTGTAGTTTTCTTACTTCATTTTGTGTTTTACGCAAACTATGTGTGACTCTTTCACAGGTAAGAATATCTGTTGCCATATACGGAACATATAAATCATCACTAGGAATAAATTTAGCAACGGCTCTTTCTAAACTTGTATCATAATAAACTTTTTTAAAAGCTGAACCTGATAATGGTAGATAAAATAATAATGAGTCCATGTCAGGATCATATTCTTCCATGTTGTGGGAGATTTGATAATTCATGAAATCTTTTACACGTTGTGATTGTTCTTCTCTTTGACGATCAACTTTACCAATAATTTGTGTATTAACGGGACCACCTGGCGGTAATAATTCTTTATATGCTTGAGCTTGAAATTGAGTAATAGCTTCTGATAGCATCGGGTGTGTAACAGCACTTGCTCCTTGAAAAGGTTGTGATCTTTCTTGATATCTAAATCCTAAAAGATCTAATCCCTTCTTGTATGTTTCTTCCCATTCTTTTCTCGATGATTTATCTGTTTCAAAAGATTCAAATAAATCACTTGAGATCATTCCTAATTCATTTTCTTCAATTACTTCTGCGAGGTTCATGTCAAAAGTAGTTTCGGCTATATTTTGTTGTTCACCTACAATAGCGGAACCATCGGCTTGCATTTCTACATTTTCATCAGTTAATCCTTGCTCTAGCTCTATTTCCGTTAATTGAGCAATCGCTTCTGCTTGTTCTTCAGGAAAACCCGCTGGCGGGTCTGGAGTATAACCTAATCCTATCGGTCTATCTATTGCCATTATGCTGCCTCAAATATATCAATTAATTCTGGAGTATACACCATTCCTCCATCTTTTCTATGAGTTTTATGTGGTAATAACATTTCTGGTGTAATCTTTATAGCAAAAACTTCTCCCATACCATCTACTTCTATAGTTTTAAATTCTGAATTGTTTTCTGCAGCAGCTCTTTTTAAAGCTTTTTCTAGTGTAGATGTATAATGTTTGGGTTTACCAAAATTTTTATTTGTAGCTGCTGTGCCTGATTTATCAATAGAGGTAGATAACGAGTCAGGTCCACCATAAAATTCTTCCATACCTATACCTTTCATATCTTTTGTTCTTTCATTAAGTGGGGTGTTCGTTCCTCCTTTTTGTTTATATCTTTTAGTAATAAACCTAGAAGGAGATATAGCATACCATGTTGCGGCATCAGGTACTTTATTTGCACCATATAGTAAATTAGCCGCTGAAGATAAATCCATTTTAATTAACGCTTCGCCCCACTCTGATCTATCTTTAAAAGGAAGATTTGGATGAAGTTGTTTCATTGCGTTCTCGCTAATGGCTGTTTCAATCTCCAATAACATAGTTTGTTCCAGCTTCTCTGCTTCTGTTGCTTTTTTAATTAATGTTGGACTAGGTCGTGGACCAGCATCAGCTAGTTGTTCAAATATTTTTTTATTATCATTAAATTTATTTATAAAAATTTCCATTTCCGCTGCATTTTTAAAAACAGGTCTAAATACTGTTTGGTTTCTAACGAAAAATTCAGCAACTTCTGAAGAAAAATCATATTGATTTCCGCTTGTTTGAATTTTCTTTATTCTATCTGCTGGAGATAAATCCATTAATGATCCTAAGTCACTTCTTATTCTATTTTCAAATTCTTTTGCTTGTTGTAAAATATCGGACTGAATTTCGTCAGCCATAGTAAGTCTTATTGATTCTCCCGTGGTTGCTGCTTCCATCTTTTGGAGTTTCGCACCATCACTATTTAACTTCATTTTAAATTGTAAAAGTTGTTGTTCAAGTGGTTCATCGATACTGCGTAGTTTTGCTAAAGTATCTGTTTCATTTAAAATATCTCTTACCATTTGTTCTGATAATTCATCTATATCATCAAACATATCAGGAAAAGCTCTATCTAGTTTTCCTATAGCAGAAGTCTCCAAGCCTTTTATTTGATTGTTTAGTTTTGTTTGATTACGTTTTAACGTTTTCATCATTTTAGGATCTATTTGTTCAGCAATACCTTCGGCAGCTTCATCTACAGGTAGTTTTCCCATACGGTCTGTTTTTCGTGTCCACCCAATAACATATTTTTCGTCAAAATCATGCCCTCTTCCAGGTAATGTTCCTGGATCTAAAGGAATATATTCTGGCGGCAAATATAATACTTCTTCTCGGTAAGATCCTGGTATACTCTCTGGTTCATAATATTGATTAGCATACACAGGACGTTTTGTTCCCCCATATCTAGCATCACCGTAAGTTATTGTATCAATTTTACGCATTGGAGCCTTGCGCAATATTTCCAGCATACTTACTTTACTTATAGGAACATTATTTTTTTCAGCTATTTCAATATAACGTGTTAAAAGATTATCTTCTGTCTCTGCTTTACTAATTCCTCTTGAATTTAAAAAATTATTTAATTCTTTTTTATTTAAAAAAGAATCAGGTGTATCAGGATCCATGAGCCGTGCTTCAAGGCCTGAGTAAAATGTTGACTCTGCGTCTTCAGGAGAATCAATAATTGTTTTTTTTATTTTAGGTGATCCTACTACTGTCCCAGCAGTTTGAGTATCTAAAATATCTATATCCTCTGTCGCATCCCTTAATACTTGTTCCTTTGTACCTAATTTATTTTT